GGCATTCTTGTGTCCTGATCAGTATTTTTGCAACTTCAAGAATCGTAGCATAAATTTAAACCTGTGGATAGGTTGTGGATAAATTGTTAGTAACTTTAGGTCATGGATTATAATTAATTATTTTTCAAATGTGCTAAAGCAATATGTTAAATGAGTAAAGAAATGTGCTAGACAATATCTCACATACTCAATGGTCAATATATAGGAGGGTATATTAGGGGGGATTCCGCCGCTAACCCGTTACGGGTTTATGTATCTGTTTGATTTGTAAATGATTAAACCCGCAATGGGTTTCCTCGACCTATGCCTACATAAAACTGCGAAATTATTCCAAAACTATTCCTAGGGAGTTCCAGAAAACCCAAACTGGAAATTATCTTGTTCCAACTGGAACTATTGGCGTGTGTTTTGTGATATGCGAGCAGCGGTCTAAAATCAAACCTGAGTAATGTTAAGTGCTAACTGCTAAGTGTTAAATTGGCAAAAGCCCGAAATTGCCAAAATAATTTGTGTAGGTCGCTATTTTCAATTATACTCCACAGTATTGGACAAATTATAAGGAATGATCTCAATGGCTCTTATAAACCGAAAGGCCCCAACAACAGCTATCTTTAGTGTCAAAGAATTTTGTAAACGCAATCCGACTTTCACTCAAAGCTCGCTACGGTGGCTCATATTCAATATAGAAAAAAAAGGGAATGGTTTTGAAAAAGTGGTTCGGCGCATCGGTCGCCGTATACTTATTAACGAGCCGGATTTTTTTGAATGGCTAGACGCCCAAAAGCATCAAGGTCCCCACCACAAAGAGACAACAAAGGATATCTAAAATAAACCACTTAGGCTCTGACAATTGATTTTATCGATGAACATCTACAGTTAATGATATTATCAAGACTGGCTCCGAGAGATGTATCGCCGGGATACATGAGGCGTTGCCTCCCGACAATATAAGGGGTGTTGAACTCTACAGTTTGTGATTCTGCCGCCATATGTGCTCGACGTACCCGATTATCACGCACTGTTTTCCAGGTTTTTTGGATTTTATCTCTCCCGAGATTCACATTGGCAGCCACAAAAATTGCTGTATTTCTCACCAAAGTCTGCATCTCGGAATTTTTAGCCCCTTCAGCGGCTTGTTGGGTTTGAGTCATACTAATCGTATCTAAGCGTCCTCGGGATAATTCATCAAATTTCTTTTTACCCATTTTTGCTACTTCTTCATCGCTTAGAACAATTCCCACTAAGGCGGCTGCCACGATAATATCCCTTACGGAACGGTTGAGGTCTTTATTCGTCGTCTCCGTAATAAACTTGGTGGCGCTTACAATATCCATAGACTTATTAATTTCATTTTGAGCATTTATTAGCTCATTGAGTTCAGCAGAATTTTCAGGAGCACCGAGAGAATCTCGCACTTGGCTTATAAATTCTTTTGAAGTGCCGTCATATTGAGTATTTAAGAGGTTTGTTAAGGTGGTCTTATGCTCATCCAAGTTAGGGAAAGCCCCAAAACTAGCATAATTTTTAAAAGCGGCAGTAGAAAGAGGTTTGAAATAAGTGCGCAGAAGAGCAGCAGCAATAATGCCTTCCCGCTCAATTTTATCACGCGTATCGCGCATTAAAGAATCATCTTTATCCTTTTCTGTGACATTATAAGCCATTCTATTTCAATTTTTCTTCGTCAGCGATGGTGGTAATGGCGTCATCCGTAAATTTTCTTTTACCGTGTTTGTCATGCTGTGATTGCATGATATTAATAAAGACATCTCTTTTAACGCGGTCTTTTTCTTTACTGTTTTGATCTGAGTCTTCGTCAACCGCAGCGACTTCAAACTCGCCTGCTACGGGAACTTCTGTGCTCGATCGATACACCGCATTCCCTCCGTCTGTAAATTCTTCGATATTCAAGGCAACACGCGCCTCATTCACCGTTATAATGCCGCCAGAAAAGAGTTTACTTACCTTTTCAATTTTTTTAGGTTCGAGCACCTGAACATTAGACTCATCAACCTTCATGGCCTTAGTGTCACTATCAGGATAGCGATACATCGTGGCCCACGTGATAGAAGCAAACATACGACTTATTAAAGGCATGATCGCATTTTCAAAGAATCCCACTTGTGCGCTTTCCCGATTGGCCATGGTCATCGTTTCGGGATTGACTAAAGGCAACGGGATGCCGAGACGATTATAGATATCCGTTTTCAAATCTTTTTTGAGCTCACGGAAATCCATATCTTTATTACTTTGGGTAATGGATTGGAATTTTAATCCACAATCCACCATGGCAATTCGGCCTGCATTTTCCGCTCCTGAGATGTAGTTGTCTAATTCTTGTACTAATGCAGATCGTTGGTCAGAAGTCAGTACCCCGAAATTTTCATCCGTAGTTAGAAAGCCACTCAAGGTAGCTCCCCGCAATAAAACCGAAAGATTGTGCTTATTAGAGGCGAGCCATTGTTCGATTTCATAATAAAGAGACTGAATGATCGAGCGCCCGCGAATAGGGATCAAAGAACCGCGGGGATTAAAATGTCTTACTTGGGTGATTTCTCTTCGAATTTCATTGTGAGGCACTTCTTGCTGGCCGTGGGGACGCGTCTCGTAGAATCTAAAACGACCATTAACATCCTCACGATGAAAAGTTATCTCGGACCGTCCCTCTTCCAGTACGCGAATTGTCCTAATAAATCCATCCGTGTCATGGAAATCTATATTGACATGTTGCGCAGAGACCACAAAGATTTCGTGGGGTTCATCGGAAATTTTTCCCGTAGTCAAAAGAAAGATTTCCCCATGTAGTAGAAAGAGTGAGACTCCTCTTTCCATGAACTCTTCATACGTTTCGAGAGGATTGGGATTGCGTAAAAGAGTAAGAAGGGGATGGGTAGGGTCAAATTCTTTTGAAGAGAAATCCCATACCGAGGGGTCGATGCGAGCGCTATGACATGCCAACATATCAATAGCATCTGCTAATGGAGAAACGGTAAGATAATATCGATTGAGAACATAATAAGCCAGTCGTATTTCTCCACGATCTAACAAAAAATCGATGAAAGTTTCTTTTGGCACCGGAGAGACTAAATTATTTACATTAGGGATGAGAATATCGGGATCGTCGGAATGATTTTTACGCTTGAACCAGTTGAATAAATTTGCCATTACATACAATGCCTGGAAATGGAGAATTGGGACAGTATAAAAGACCTTAAGTTAGCACACAAGTAGAGCAATTTTCGCTATCTGATGATAATGGTAGGCCGAATAGGAATATCTTTGGTCTGATAATTTATAAATTGTGTACAACTATCGACTTGATCATCATGAGACCCTCCCGGAAACTCCGTCAGTTCTTGGATAAAATCGTATAGCCAGGGGGCTTCATCAGGAAGGTAAACATTTCCGGCTTCAATCGTAGGAGCGGCGGCATGTGCGCGCGTAATTTTACTTGCTACCGGATTAATCAATTTTATAGGCAATGTGGTTTGAAAAGTTAACTCTTGCTGTGCAGGCCGTCCACTGGCTTTATCCTCGATCAATATTAAATTGGATTTGAATTTGTTATGGATATCGATGATGGCCCGTTTTAGCTTAGGCATTCCCACACGTTTCCTAAAGACATTTAATAGACAAAATTTATCGTCGGTGATCCCCCATGTGGTACAGACTGAATAATCATTGGTCTCTTTTTCTCCAAATGCCGTATCCCAGCTATCTATAATCAAACGAGAAGTGGGAACTTGTCGGTAATATTTGAACCAATCGGATTGAATAATTCCACCTTCTAAATCGCTCGGATTTTGTTGGTATTGAGTCTCATAATCTCGTGAGCCTAGCTCTCTTTTAGTCTGGGCCACTTTTTCAGGCGTCCAGCGTTCAGGCCATAACAGTTCATTTTCTGCACGTTTATCGATAAAGATAGAGGTTTTACACCGAAGAGCTGCTTTAAATTCTAAGGGAAGGCATAAATGTTCCCACCCACCTTGCGATTTTAAATAGGCTGTCACATCTTTGAAATCTATACGCTGTCCCGTCACGACCATGGGATCATTATGAGGATCATTAAGACGTGTAATCAATCCACCTCCAATGCTTTTATTGATGAATGTTTTTTTAGCATCTGAGTCTCGATCAGCGACACTGAGGGCATCATCTAAGAGCAAAAAATTCGCGCGCCATCCTGTATACCGACTCATCGTAGAAAATGACACACGATGTCCGCCTTTATCGTTTTTATAATATGATTTTTGATTTTGATCGTCTGC